AAGTTCAGCGCACCAGCGCCACCGTTGGAAGTGTTGTTGAAACTCGAACCCCGGAGCGGCAATCTTTCGCCGTTATTTCTTGCCCAAAATCTGCCCGGCGTTGTCTGTCCTGCGTCTGGATATAAACCGGACGCAATCAAAATCTGTGGAACGGTTACGCCGCTTACTGCCTTTGTATCTTTAAATGGTACGCTTGTGTCGTTGCTGTCCGTCGTCTGTGTTGTGACACTTGTGTTGATACGCAGTGTTGCGTCACTCGCACTGGTTCTGTCAATCTTTAATGTTCCAACCGTTCCCGGTGCTACAAGTGTGCCGTCCGGCTTAATTGCTTTCCACTCTGTACTTTTCGCACCCATGTTGCAGTCAGACTTCATGGCGTTTCCGTATGGGATAATCTGAATTTCACCATCTACAATGCGCATACCAGATACCCACTCCCAGCAGTTGCCGCAAAGGTCGGCAATTCCAGCTGGGCTGCCGTCATGGTTCCAAGTTACCGGACCAGAACCAGTTGCGGTTCTGCCGCCGCCGTGTGAACCGTCAATGTATGTGTTGATACCCTTTTCATATCCCTTTTCATAGCTTCTGTCCCAGTTTGTGTTTCCACGGGGTGTGAAGCCGTTTTTCATACACCAAAGGTTGATTGCAGCAAATACGCCGTTCTGGTTAAGGTGCCAGCCCTCACCCTTTCTGCGGCATACTGCAAGCGCTGTGTCAAAGTCAATGTATGCTTTAGGGTCTTTCATTGGCAGTGAGTATGCACGGTCGTTGACCACGACGTTAATATACTTCGATACCCAGATAACTTCTTTTTCTACTCCGTCCACAATCCACCACGGCAATGTTTCCTGTGTTCCTCCGGTGATAATGTCGGAATACTTCATTTTTGGAATACCCACCATAATTGACGGCATACCCAAATCATCAAACTTTACTGCATTGTTGCCCCCAAAGGAAGCAACCGCCATTGCTAAATCATCAAAATTAGACATAATTCTTTATACCTCCAATCCCCAAAGAATAAGTGTGCAAAGCGACATATCAAATGGGATAGGCACTGGAATTTCTTTCGGTTCTCCGTTTTCGTCCTCTCCGTCTTCGATAACATCATAGCGTCTGGCAGGAATAACAATCTGCGCAGCGTACTTCTGCGCACGTCCTCCGGTGCCAATCACCACGCCGTCTTCTTCGTCAATGCAAATGTCCAGTGACACTTCAAAATCTCTTTCACGGCTGGCAAGATTGATTGTTAATTCATCATCACCGAACGTGATTTTTTTACCGCCAGACAGTGCATATTCAATATGTGTGCCCGGTGTTTTTTCAACTACATTGATTTTATTAGTAGCCATAATACTTTCTACCTCCATTCTGGTTTCTTACTACCTCGCTGCTTCTGGCTGCGATAACCTCCGCTGCTTCTCTCTGTGCTGCTGTCCCGCTGCCCTGCACGCCAAAAGAACGCATAACCGCTTCTTCGTGCTGTCTGCGTTCCTCTGTCTTAATAATCACACCTGCCATTAGTAAAACCCACCTTTCACATAAACTTTTACGGTCACGCTTTTTGCGCTTCCCGTGTGTGCCATCTTAAAACCATTCAGCAACTTTTCTGTAATAACAATGTCGCCCGGAAAACCGCCCGTGTAGTCCACTATTTCTGTTTCCACGGTGTAGTCCATGTGGTTTCTTTCAGTCTTCAGCGCAACTGACTGTGTAGAATTGTTGAACGGGTACTGTTGCGTATTCTTCAAAGTCACTGTTGCTGTTTCTCCCTGCAAGTCAGCTATTGCCTGCTGGTGGTGGATTGTAGAAAGCGCCATAAGCGCTGCCGTTTCTGTTGCATTGGAAATACCGTTTTCCATGTGGTTGAAGTTGGTTGCGTTCTGCGGTGTGCCCTGCTGAATGATTTCCCCCTCAACTGGTGTGTGCGTGATAGTTCCATCATCATTTCTGCTTTCCGTGTAGCGGTCTTCAAATTCTGTTACGTGGTCCTGCCACAACTTCTGTTCGTACATCTGTTACACCTCCTTTTCTGTAAAATCAAAAGTAAAGCGGTACAAAACGCCCTCTTGTACATTGTTAAGCGGAATATTTACCGCTTTGTCAGCCCACAATTTGTTGTTCTTGTTGTAAAGCTGCACCCTCTGCACTGTGGCTTTTCCACTTACCTGCGGGGTAATCTGTACATATACAGCAACCCTGCCGTCTTTCAGACGTTCCCGGCGGTGTATCACCTTTTTTTCAGAAACGCCGTTGACGGTTACTTTTGCATAGGCAATGATATTATCAATGAAATCTTTGAAATCATTGATTGCGTCTGTTGTCAACATGGCTTTTCACCTCCTTTATAGCTTCCTGTGGCTTCCGCACGGCTTGACGCCGTATGAAAACCCCATTGCCTGCGTGCTTGTCCCCACGGCGCCGCCCTGCGTCTGCTGCACCGTGCTTCTTTCCGGGACGGTTCCTGCTGCCGGGACTGTGAAGCGGTGTGCTTCCATTCTGTCGCTTGCCGTGACCGTGGCACCGCTTGTCTGCCCTCTGGTGTTCCTCTGTGGCTGTTCTCCGGCTTTTATCCGTCCTGCTGGTGTATTTGTATAGCCAAACGTATTCAACGCCGTGTCTGCGTCGATATGCGCCGCCTGCTGTGAAAATACCGTGTTTCTGTATGGCTTTGTGCCTGCTGCTGGTGCCGTGAATATGAAGCCTGCTGCTTCCGTTCCCACAATATAGGTTGCAGCGCCTATCCCGGCTTTTGTGTTTCTCTGTGGGTATGTTCCGGCGTTAAGTCTTCCGGTCAGCGGTGTTTTATATCTGAAATACTCCCCGTGGGTGTATATGACGCCGTGGACCTGTCCTTGATAGGTCAATTCGTCCATGTGTGCAGATAATCTTTTATACAGCTTCACTGCCCGGATAATAGCTGCATAGTCTGCCGTTATTCTCTGGTTAGTCACATCAAGCACAATATGAAAGTGTCCGGGTTCTCCCTCATACTGGAACCACTCTTCCACTTCACTTTCTGGAAATAAGCTGCCCAGTGCTGTTTCAATGGCGTATTTTGTGCCCATCTTCTTATGAACCTTGACGCTGTTTTTCACTAAATCCCGCTTTGCTTCCAGTGGGTAATTGTAGTCGTACCAGTCAACGTGCAGGTCGTATGCCAGAATGTCCACCAGTTCTTCTGGCAGTTCGTCAAATCTGGAATATATCAGCACATTGTCAATTATCCCGGAAGTGTCCAGCAGTGCTGCTGCCGTGGCGTTTGCCAGTGCAACCATTTTGGGGTCTTTCTTTAGTGCTTCCGGCAAGCACTCTGAATAATCGGCATTGTAAATTGTTTTAGACATTTTCAATACCTCCATTCAGAACGCTTTTACTTCCCAGCTTTGCAACCTTTATATCATCAACAACCGTGAATACTGGCTTTCTGACTTCAACACGCTTCACGCCTGCTTCCATCAGTTTTGCTGTTAGGTATGACGGGTTAATATCTCGCCCCATTTTGCTTGTCTGCCATGTCACGTACTCTTCCACTGCCTGTGTTGCTGCCGCCGCAATGACTGTGGCGCTGGCTGCGTCTGGCTGTGGAATATAAAAGGTCACGTCAACGTCAAATGCTACCGTTTCCGGTGCAGATACCGTCACTTTGTCGGTCAGTGGTCTAATGTCGGAAGCGTTCAAGGCGTCTTCAATCTCTTTCAGCACCCCGGACGTTGCCTGCTGTCCATTCTGCAAAAGCACCCGGACGTCTACAACGCAAGGTTCCGGGCTTGTCACTGCCACGTCTGCCACGGCTGGTGATACGCTCTTTGTCCAGTATATGTACCCGTTAATAGGACCCGCCGTGCTGAAACTCTCCATACTCTCACGCATACGCTCATAATAACTGGCGTCGTCCTCTTCTTCTGCGCCGCCGCTGGTTGCCGTGATATTCTCTGCTTTCTGGTAGTAGTCGTATAGGTCAACCAGTTCTTTGACCTGTCCCGCTGCCAGATTGTTTCCAACGTCGCCCGCTGTTGTGCAAATTCCCTCAACGTCCCCGTATGTCTGCCCGGCTTTTATTTCCAGATTTTCTTTTGTTTCAAATAAGATGGCACCATCAAAAGAAATTCTGGTGCCCGCAGGAATAATCACTGATTGTTTCTGTGCTTCTGAAATATAAAAACGAAACATTGCAGACGCCGGACTTGCTGGCAGTCTTTCCAAGTCCTTGAATAATTCTGCCAAGCTGTCCAAGTATTCACCGTCCGCATAACGTGGCACGTTCTTTTTTGCTGTTTCATTGATAATGACACGCTGTTGCACAATGATGTTTGCAACCCATGCAATAAAAAGTCTTTCCGGTGACGCTGGGTACACCTTGTAGCGTTCACGCCCCGGCACCTGCTGCACCATATTTTCATACAGCGCAATTAGATTGCTTTCTATCGTTTCTGTGTCGGTTTCCACAAAGTCAATGTCTGGGTATTTTCTGTCACTCATTGTCTGTTTCCACCTCCTCCAAATAAATAATAGGTATTGTGCGCCCTGTGGCTGCGTCGTGTTCAAATGTAATGTCTGCAACCTGCGCCCGTGGTTCAAATTCTTCTATCTGGTCGTACAGATAGCCCACCAGTATATTTTCAACTACTGGTTGCGGTCTTCCGTATAGGCTGCCGGGCAATCCAAAATCACGGAACATAGGGCAGGACCCCTGCACCGTGTCCAGAATAACCGCAATATTTTGTATGACTGCTTGATGGTCATTTGCTGGTGCAAGGTCAATTTCTGTCAATAGTGACCCGTCGCCCCTTATCACGTCCATGCTTTATCACCTCTTTGGATATTCTTTCAATGTCACGTCTGCTGTTGCAGCCCAGCAGTTGCCTTTGTTGTCATAGCGTTTCAATGTGCTGCTAACGCCTGTTATCACCCACTTATAGGAACCGTATTTCTTGCCGCCTAAAACCAGTGTTGAAATATTGCCCTTATTGCACATTTTGTTTAATTTCTTAATTTCATTCAGTGGGTTTGTTCCGTGAAATACACTGAACGCCATTTTGAAACTGATTGTTCCGGGTTCCGGTCCCAAAAACTCCAATATGTCACGCTTAATGTGTCTGTCATGCGTTGCGTACTTTGCAGACACTTTCCAGCTTAATTCATCAAAGGTGCGCACGGTATTTTCTGAAACTGAAAAAACCAGACTTCCCAGACTTCCTATTTTTGCCATGCTCTACACCTCCCCTATTATGAAGCCGTCCCCGTCGCCATCTGGAACCATTATGCAAAGCACCATATCATTAACGCCCGGCGTCCACTCTGTCACAAATGCTTCATGGCTGTGGCTTACTTCCTTTAACATTTGCCCGTTGTAGTCATATTTCAGCGTTGTTTTTGCCGTCTGTCCCTCTGCGCCGCTTTCCATTGCTGGCACAACATACACGGGACGTTTTATAATTCTTAAATCACCGGAAGTTATACCGCCTTTGTCCTTGAATTTCACACGGGCTGTCATTTTGCTGGCGTTCACACTCTGCACGGTGCCAAGCCGTACTATGTTTTTTAATTCTGTCATATCTGCCATCAGTAGCCCTCCAATACCTGTTGCAATTCAATCTGTGTTGTATATCCTCCCGTTAATTTATGGGTTGCTTTTGTAATCTTGTACTTTCTGTCAAACTTCTGGAAGCCCTTTAATTTGACTGTGGCACCTGCCACCAGTTGCACATCACCAAGCATTGTGAAACTTGCTGTAAACTGCTGTGTGTTCTTTTCACGCAGTTTCTTTTTTGCCAGTTCGTATGCTTCATTTGTACTTCTGACCTTTTCGTTGACTTCAAGTGTCTGCCCGGTTCCCTCTGTACTGTCTGCCGTGTATGTGCTTTCAATTGTTTCTTTGCTGTCCGGGTCCGTATATGAAACATGACAGCTGGTGTATGCTGTATCATGCAGGCTGGTTCCCAGCTTGTATGAAATGTAATCACCACTGCCATATTTTATGGTTTTTATAGGTGGCTTGCTGTCGTACTCTGCGGCGTCGTAAATAACCACGTTTAATGTCGTTACTTTCAGTGCAAGTCCTGCCGCTTTGCATAATTTCTGTAAAAATACAATGTCCGACGTCTGCACCTGCTCTTTTCTTTTGTACTTCGGTATATTGTCCGCAATGTACATCAGTTTCAAGTTGCTTTCTGACGCTATCTGCTCCGCAATCACTTTCAAATTGGTGTTTTCCCATGCCTTTGATTTTCTTTCTACTCTCATTTTGGAAGTATAAGGAATTGACGTGCCCTTTAGTGTGATTTTGGTTGGCGGTCCGCTGGCGTCTACGCTGTCCAGTTCAAATGTTCCGCAGTCCAGCACGGCGTCTTTTCCGTTGTCGTGCCAGTTCTTCTGGACAATCGTTGCTGTTATTAGTTTAGGGTCAGACACTTTCTTTGTTGTTTCTTTCGTTTCTGTGACCGTCTGTGTTGCTGTACCGCCCGTTGTAATTTTGAAAACCTGCCCCGGATATATTAAGTTAGGGTTTTTAATATTGTTTTCAGAAGCAATCTGCGGGTATTTTGTACCGCTTCCCAGATACTTTTTGGCAATAGCCCAAAGCGTATCACCTTTTTTGACCACATAATTGACAACGCTTGCAGCTTCAACCTGCTTTTGCACCGTCGTTGTGGTCTTAATGAAAGTCGGCTTTACTTCCAGCCAGCTTCCCAGCCACTTTCTTTCTCTATCATCAAACGCAAGCTGCAAATCGTCTGCGTTGTCTTCGTCTTCATCAGTGAAAGTAAGGCTGCTTAAATATTTATTTATATCTGCCGGGACTTTTACGTTTTGAAATTTTAACCGCAGTTCCACCCGGCGTGCCATGTCTTTTGCACTCATTCTACGTCAGCAGCCCCCTTTTCCACGGTGGCAGTTCCAAGTCTTCTTCGTCTTCCACTTCCGGGATTGTTAATACAACCCCGGCAGGAAAAACGTAGGTGCTGGCGTACTTGACATTGGCTTTCATCAGCTTATCTGTATGCAGGACACTTCCTATTTGTTCAAATGCTATCTTGTCCCACATATCCCCAGATATGGTTGTGTAGCTTTTAGTCATATTTCTGCCGCTTCTCCTTGTCTTCTTTTTCGTCCAGCATGTCTTCAACGTCACGCAGCAGCTTTCTGTTGTTCTCTTCCAGCTTTGCGTCCAAGTCTTCCGGCTTGTCCCCGTTGATAACGATTGTCGGACTGTTGTTGATAGTTACGTTGTTTGCACTTCCACCGCCGCTTCCTGCGCCTGCTGTTACCTCTGGCGCTGTGTTGTAGTTGTTCACCGTCTGCGGTGCTGTTGTTGTCTGTGCTGTTGTTGGCGCTACTGCTGCCGCTGTTGTGGCTGCCGTATTCTGCGCAGCCAGAATATTTCTTGTCTGGTCTGCTGTAAACACCGTGCGCCCCGGTGCGTTCGTGATTAACTCTGGTCCCGCTTCGCCAGCAATGAACGTGTCTGGTGTGTTTTTGGAACCTTTCGCCAACATAGGTATTTCAGATATGTTTATACCCTTTCCACCTACGCCCGGCACCCAGTCTGGCACTTTTACTTTGTTCAATCCACGTATAACCGTGTTGACCGCAGATATAATGCCGTTGATAACGCCCGTACACACTGACTTGATACCCTGCCAAATTCCAGAAAATATTTGCTTTATGCCCTCCCAAGCCTGCCGCCAGTTCCCGGAAAATACACCAGTTATGAAAGTGATAATTCCATTCAGTACGGTTGCAATTCCAGAAATTACACCGGAAATTGCTTGAACTCCGCTTTGTACGATAGACTGGATTGTTGGCATTACAAATTGTATTGCTGCTAAAATTCCTTGAATTATTGGTGAAACTATGTTCCAGATTGTCGTCAGTGCTGTTTGTATCGCAGGTAAAAGCGTTTGCAATACGTTTGTCACCACTGGCAAAATTGCTTGAATTGCTGCGGAAATTGCCGGAAGCACAGTGCTACAAACAAAGCTGAATAATTCTGAAATAATCGGCAAAACATAAGTTGAAATGAATGTGATTATTTCTGAAATAATCGGCATAAGACCAGCAATAAAACTTCCTATCACCGGAATAATTGCACCGATAAAATCAGCAATGCTTTGTATAATTTGCATAATGGTTGGGGCTGCCGCTTGAATAAAGCTAACAATCCCCGGTATTACCTGTGTAACAATCACCTGCAATACCTGTTCTGCAACTGGCACAACGTATGTGGTTATGAAGCCCACAACCTCTGAAACTGCGTTCTTGACTGTTCCCAGCACATTTACGAACGTGTCAAAGACTGCTGCGCCTTTATCTCCGAACAACTCTTGTATCTTGTCACGGGCTGCACCTATGTTCCCATCAGAAAACACATTCTTTATGGTTTCGCCTACGTTGGTAATGACTGAAACAATCTTGTCAAAGACTGCCAGTGCTTCATCACCAAAAGTCCGCTGTATAAATCCCCTTATCTCTTCAAGATGGTTCTTTACAAGCTGTATTACTGTAATAATTGTTGTGATAACGCCCACAACTGGCAGTATCTTTCCTGCAATACCTCCAAGCGGTCCCAGTGCTGTTTTTGCAAGGTTTCCAATAGGACCCAGCACCGTTTTTACCGCATTTCCCAGCGGTGCAATCAGTGTTGTTGCCTTGCTAAATGCTCCGGTAATTCCCTTTGTTATGAAGCCGCCTACTTTTCCAAGTGGGCTGTTTGCAATCGCACTGCCTACCGTTCCAAGTATCGGACCCAGCTTGCCGCCAATTAGTGAAAATGGTTTCAGCATAAGTCCCAGCATTTTTGTCCCGGCTCCTGTCAATGCTCCGCTTGCTTTTCCTGCAATTCCTAAAAAGCCACTGACAATGGACTGCTTCACGCCGCCCATAAAGCCTGTTACTGCTCCAATAACTCTGTTGCCACTGAATATATTACCTATTGCAGAACCTACGCCGCCCATAGCGCCTTTTACATTGCCAAAGTATGACAATATACCGCTTCCAGCTGTTTTCAGCTTTTCCGCAAAACTTACGCTTGTTGCTGCGTTTTCAATAAATCCGGCACGCAGTCCCACCAGCTTTTTTACCAGTGACAATATGCCGTCTTGCGCTGATAATGTAACCAGCTTTGTTGTCAACATTCCCACTTTCAATGCTGCCAGCCCCGCTGCTACCTTTAGGGCTGTTTGCACTAATTTTGGGTTTGCTGCTGCAAATTCTGAAACTTTAGTGACCACAACCGCCACTTTGTCTGCCAGATTTCCTACAATCGGCAGTAGATTTTGACCAAGAACAATGCCTAAGTTTGCAATACTGTTCTTTGCCTTTTCCATTTTGGCTTCTGTGGTGTCTTCCATTTTGGCAAATGCGCTGTCTGTTGCCCCAACGCTGTTTACCATGTCTTGTACGCTTGAATTGAAGCCGTCAACTCCGTTTGACAGAAGCGACATTGCCGCTTTTCCGGCTTCTGAACTGCTGAACATATCAGATAGGGCAAGACCGGACTTGTTAGCTTCTTCCTGTATACCTCCCAGAATTTCCCCAAGTGATTTACCACTTGCCATCAATTCTGCAAAGCTGCCGCCCATCTTCTGCCGCAATAGCTTGTCTGTCGTACTTCCAGACTTTGACAGTTCATTCAACATACTGTTCATGTATGTTGTCGTTTCTGCGGCTGCAATACCTTTGCTGGTCATTATTGCATATCCGGCGCATAACTGTTCCAGTGAAACATTGCTGGCGTTTGCAGTCGGTATGATTTTACCCATACTGCTTGCCAGTTCTCCTACTGTCACTTTACCTTTGTTCTGCGTCTGTACCAGCATATCTGATACCGTGCTTACTTTGTCCGCACTCATGCCGTATGCGTTCAATACGGTTGTTAATACGTCCAGCGTTTGCGAACTTTCCGCAAATCCGGCTTTTGCTAACTTCGTACTGTTTGTAACAAAGTTTACGGCGTCACCTGTCTTCTGTCCGGCAGATATAGCGTTGTACACATCATCAGCAATGGCATTGGCTGCAATTCCTGTCTTGTTTGACAGTTCCATTATCTGTTGTGATAATGTGCCCAGTGGGACTTCCTGCGTATCTGCAATGGTTCCCACCTTTGCTATTGCTTTTTCGTACTGCTGCGCTGCCTGCACGGGTCCTGCATACACTGCGGCGGCTACGGCACTAATTGCGCCAATAGTCCCCAGCAGTTGCCCTTTTGTCTTTGAAATGCTCTGTTCTACCTGCTGTTGCTTGTCATTCAATTTTTGCAACGTCTGCTGTGAAGTTTGCAGCTTTTCATAAGACTTTTGCAGTCTTCCGTTGGCTTCTTCCAGATTATCCGTATTTACTCCGGCTGCTTTCAGTTCGTCGGCGTAACTGTTTAATTGTTTTTCCTGTTCTTCAATTTTGGCAGTGGTCTGTTGTATCTGGTTTTCATTCTTTTCAAGCTTCTTCCGCAGTGCTTCTGTGGGTTCGCCTGTCTGCTGCAATTCCTGCTGTAATCGGTCATGCTCTGCGTTAAGCTGCGCCAGCCGTTCTTTGTTCTTGTCAATAGCGGCAGACTGCTTTGTGTAGCCGTCAATCTTTGATTGCAGGGAATTGACATTTTTTAAGCTGTCCCGTAACTGGTTATTGGTGTTAATTGCGCTTTTGAATGTGCTGTTAAAATTGCCACCCAGCGACGCTTTCAGCTTAAAAAGCAGTTCAAATTCCTTTTGTGACCCTGCCAAGCTGTTTCACCTCCCTACGCATTGTTGCTGTTCTGTTTCTGCTCTTCCGCTTCTTCTTTTTCCACTTCATTTATGGTTTCAATCCATGCAAAAAGTCTGCGTATAGGCATTTGCAGCCAGAACGGGACGGGCGTATGTGAAGCCCTTGACATTTTGTATATCTGCTTTCTTATGAACTTTGCGGGTTCTTTAATTTTTAATAGCCCGCAGCAATTAAAAAATCCCTTGCTTTGTTCTTAATCTTCATGTAATCGCCTACCGGAAGACGTCTGATTTCATCAGAAGCAACCCCCGCAGCTTTTGCCGCAAGAATACACTGGAACGCAGAAGAAATTTCCGGTGAAAGTGCATATTTGTTCTGGTCTGCAAGTTCCTGTTCTACTGCTTCAATATCTTCACCAGTTAAATTGTCAAAATAGAAAGTTAATTTTGTATACTTCTTTCCCTCAATCTCTCTGGGCTTTTTGAATGTGTGTGTATAATTCAAACTGCCGTCTTCTTCCTTGTCTTTCTTCTTGTCGTCAAAATTGACCACGCCGCTTGCCTGCGCTTCCTGCATTTCCTTTTCCTGCTCTGTTACCTGCTCCATGTTTTCAGTTGTGTTTGTTGTATCTGACATTGTTTATTCCTCCATATCTTTGATTTTAGGCAGGAAAAAACCAGCGGTCTTCCCGCTGGCTCCTGCTGTCTTCTTTTACTTTCCTAATGCTTTTCTGACGTCCTTTAAGTAATCTTTGCCATTGATAATGCACACAAAGTTTAACGGGTCAATTTCCGTTACCTTTGAACCGTCCAGATACATTGCATAGTATGAAACGGCGTATTCGCCGCTTACATCAGCTGTTGAAGCTGCCGCAACTTTTCCAAGTGCCGTCTTCTTCGGCTTCACTTTCATGATATGCTTTACGCCGGACACTTCGTTTGCGCTTGTGCGCAGGTTCATTCTCTGCTGTGCAACTCGCAGGTCAATTCTGTGTACCCGTGGTTCCATCAGCTTGACTGCTGCTGCTGTGACAGTTCGGAAATTGAAAGTTGTTGACATTGCATTTAAGTGACCGATAATGATTTCTTCGATATTTCCCGCAATGCCTGCGCCACTCAACTCTTCCGTCATGTACTCCAAGTCTGGCAGTGTCACTTCTGTGGTTCCCAGATACTCTACTGCGTCTTCGTAAATCGCATAGTTAATAACTAATTCGTCAACTTTTGACATTCTGTTTCACCTCCTGTTATGCTGCCACCAGTGCTGCAAGATATGACAAGTCATATTCAAGCACAAAGTCCATTTTCTGCATTGGTGATGGCGGTGTCATATAAATGTGAAAACGCACAATTCCTGCTGCAAGCTGGCTTGTGCTGTTTTCGCTTTCGTTGAACTCCACACGTCCACCAATGATTTTTTCATCAGTTGCAAGGCTTGCCAGCCAATCATTGATTGACTGCACAACTGCGTCAATCAGACGTCTTTTAATTCCTCTGTCAATGTATTTCCAGTACGTCAAAACAAGTGTCTTTGCAACCCACTTGAACATACGGTTGATACAGTAGAAATAGTCCGTCACGTCTGTGTTGGCAGGATAACAAGCCGTATAATTTCCCCAGCTTACAAAGCCATTAAAGAAATTAAGTGCGGTCACAACGCCGTTTTCATTCAAGTAGTTTGCCTGCTGAATATCCATGACTACTTCCGAACCGTCCGCAGTAACCATTCTATCTGCCTGTATACCCTTGTTTGAAGCACTTTCGCAAGGTGTACCGCCGCCGTACTCTTCCGCATTGTCTACGGCTGACATACTGGCTGCAAGCTGTGTTGAAAGATTAAAAACTCTATCTCCCAGCGCAACTTTAGGGAAGCAGACAACTTCTGTTCTTTTTGTGAAGTTTTTCTGTTTCTTCCATGCTGGTACTTCCGTGTAGTATGTCGCCCCGGTTTCTGCCGTGCAGTCAATGTCCAGAATTGCTTCACCCTCAAACAGTCCGTTGATATTCTCTGCTTTTGCAGACATTACAGCTGCAACCTCTGCGTCATGTGACCAATTCGGACACAAAATAAGGTCTGGAACCTTTGTATAAAGCGGAAATACATTGTTAATCAGTTCAAGTCCGGTTGTCTTGTGTGTGCTTACGCTGTAACCGCCGATAATATCACTTTTTGTGACCTGTGAAGCGTCCACGGCGTCATATTTCACAGTAAGTTTGCCCGTGGTTTCTTTTAAGAACTCCACAACGCAGTTTGTGTCACTGTAAAATACTTCGTAATCTTCCCCAGCTGTCTTTCCTGTGATTTCCACACTGCCTGCGATTGCTTCCGCAGGTAATACAATCTGACCGTCTACAACGTCCATCTGTGTTTCATCAACTGTTTTCTTGTGTTTCTTAGGGTCAAGAACATTTACAAAGAACACCTGCGCAGAATTGAACAATGTAAACGCTGTGTAAATCTCTTCACAAAGACTGTATTTCTTCCAGTCGTCGGAATATCCCAACGCCTGCACTGCTTCTTTGTAGCTTGAAGCCATAATGACTTCATTTACTTTTCCGTTTACCATCTGCACGGGTGCTGTTCCAACCACAAAATGCACGCCAGTATCTACGGACACGGGCGTGATTGCGCCATTGTTTGTCTTGCTGGCGTTTACTCCATGTGATACGTCACTCATTTGTTATACCTCCTGTTCTGCGTATGCAAGGGCGGCAGCCTTTAAGTCTGAATAATACTTGTTGTATACATTCCCGGTTGTCTTCACCTTGTCTTTCTTGTCTGCCAGTTCGGAAATAGGAACCAGCATTTTTCTTACAAGTGGGAACTTGTCAATAATGAAAGAAAGTTCTTCTTCAATCTCTTTGTCTGTTCCCTCAAAAATCTTGTTGCATGGTAGCATTGCTTTTGGCAGGTTCGGTCCAATGTAAATCAGTTTTACTATTTCCGGCTGCGTATTTGCCGTTTTTACGGCTTTTTCTTCTGTTGTGGTATTTTCTACCGCCTGCACCTTTTCAGCGTCCTTTTCGGCTGCTGTGGCGCTTGCTGTGGTCGCTTTTGCCATTTCGTCTTCCTCCTGTCTATAAATTGTGCAAAATCTCTGCCACATCACGTTGCGTGACTGGCATACTCCAATTTGTCACCATTTCCCCCATGTAATATGGCGGCGTGGTGTCTTGATAAACGATATATTCCAGTGGCAGTTGCAACGCAAACTGACCGCCGCCGATTGTCCCGGCTTTCTTCAATTCGCTGCGCACTCTCAAAATCAGATTAAGAAGTGCCAGTGGTCCGTCCTGCCCATCTTCTGAATACACCGCAAATATTATTCTTACTTTGCAGCTGTCTTCCTCTGGTTCGCCTGCTTTCTTGTCGTCCGTCCCTGTTAGGAACTTTAACAGAATGTATGGCACTTTCTGTTGTACGTCGTCTGCTTCCGGCAGTCCCATTTTATAAACCGCTGCTGCTCTTTCTTTTTCTTCATTGCTTCCCGTTCTGGTTCGCACTGGCAAAATAATGTCAGACGTTTTGGAACTAATGAATTTCTGCAATTCTTCCAACAAAAAAACTGGTGTCATGCTTTACCCTCCATAACCATTCAAAATCCTGTTCATTTCGTGTATAATTCTTTCGTTTACCAGTTCTTGTGCTTCCTTTTCCAGCCCGTCTATAATGTCTTCATTTCCCACCATCTGTGCTGCTGATAGTCCCATTTTTTCTTCAATCGGAAAACGCTTGCGTCCTGTCCTCTCGAATACTCCTGTGTGACCATTGCTTTTCATTTCAGCAATGAAAGCGTCTTCAAACGGTGTCCCGCTGCCGCCTTTTTTAACTGCTGCCCGCACCTGCTTTCCAGTTCCGGGCTTCGTCGGCGTTACTTTGAATTTGTACAGCGGTATTTTCACGCCAGAAAACGAAACAAAGCCCGCAAGGTTTCCCGTGCTGGCTTTGGTTATATTTATTCTGGTTGCTTTCGTCAGTGCTGCGCCATTTACGGCATATACGGTTTTTACCTGCTTTATTGCCTGTGTCTTCACTCTGGAAATACCACGGTTCATAGCGCTGGCAAATACTCTTTCTGCACCTTTTGGAACGTCTGCCAGCAGGGTTCCCACTCTTTCTATTGCGTCAGATGTTATTTCAATCATTCTTCCAACATCTCCAATTCAAGAATTATTTCCCCGTCCTCGCAGTCTGCTTTTGAAATGTTATACATATTGATTGCCCCGGCTTCGTCAATTTCAAGCTGGCGTCCTTTTTTTGGAACGCAGCCAAAATCATATAATGACATATAGACCAGACAAGAAGCACGGTTTATGCCCTCTGCATTGTCCCCGTTTCCTCTCTGCCGTTCGTCGGCTGCCGTGTGGTCAATGATTATGGGCAAATAGTGTTTCTTGCCTTGATACCATATATCAGTCATAGTTGCCATTTCTCCGCAGTTGTGAAACACTTTCATGTCACTGGCAAGCTGTGCTTTGAAGTCCATTAGATAGGCATTGCAACAAACCAGCTGTCTACATCATGCGGAACGCATAACGGTGCAGAAGACAGATTGAGGAAGCGGCGGGCAGGCTTGCGCTTTGTCCATGTGTCCGGTACATATTTACCCTCTACGGTCATAAAGTTGCCGTCCGGCTCCTTAATAAGTGTGATTGCTCCATAGTACATGGAATAATCAGCGTTTGTGCTTAACAGTGCCAAGCTGTCAGCAGGTACAAGCGGCTTGTCTTCCGGTTTGTTCGGGTTTGTCCAGTCGTCAAGATACCACTCATTGTACTTGTAAATATCAAGTCCCAGTTCATGAATGGTTCCAAGGTATGTGACGCCGTTCGGTAACTGTTTAGGCTGTATAACCGCAAGATTGAAGTTTTTCACATCAAGCATTTTCTGCACCTTTGCATGATTTACAAACGCATTTGCAACGTCGCCACCCATAACACAAATATCACAGTTTACAAATCCGGTCTTCTGTACGGTTTCGTGCCAGCGCTTCAAATCTGCGATAGGGTCGGAAGTGTCAGCAGTCCACTTCTTCGCTGCTGTTGTGATTTTCTCTTTGTTTGTAAAAGAGAAGTCAATCACTTCATTTACTCCGTCGCCAATGATAGGGATTGTGCCAGTAAAAATGGTCTGTACGCACATTAACTCTTCACGGCGTAAAATCATTTCTCGCAGTTCCTTGAAATCATCAGCCATTTTAAGCACTGCACGTTCCGCAGGTGTTCTGCCAGAATAAAGGCTTTCACCCGGTCTGCGCTGTAAAAGGTCGTCAACCGTTGTGACCTTTTCCGGTGCAACTAAAGGCGGTGTGTAGGTCTTTGTTTCATAGCCAGTGTTTGGCACTACCTTTCCACCAATTACACGGCTGACAAACGGTGCAACCTTTCTGCTTCCTTTCTTGAAATCAACATCAACATTCTTTGTCACGAATGTTTCTTCATGTTTGAAAAATGTACTTCTGAAAAAAGTACGCACGGGCGGTAACTTCTGAACCACTCTGCCCATTGTTCGTGGTTCGTAAATAGATACTTCATTTGCCATGATTGTTTTATCCTCCTTACTTCAAAAAGATTGATACTTTTCGCAGTGCTTCTTTGATTTTTGCTAAATCTGCGCTTGCTTCAAGGTTTAATGCGTCAGCGAAAAACTCACCTGTCAGATAATATGTGACTGGTTCGCCGTTTCCTGCTGCCGCAGCCGCAATTCCTATTGCATTTGCTTCTTTTGTTGCCGCAACCGGAATGATTTTGTTGTCATTCTCTGTGTCAATCATTACTGGTGCATACTCTTTAATTGCTGCGCCTGCAACTCCCGTTTCCGGTACTGTTGGGAAGTCGCCAGCAAAGAAATTCTTTGGCGCCGTTTCTCTCTTCTCTACTGCGTATTCACTCATTTTGCGCTACCTCCTTATTTTGTATCTGGAAACAACTTGTCAATAGCGGCATTGAACGGGTCTTTTCCGTCACCGCCTGCGTTGTCTTCCGGTGTTACGCCAGATACGCTGTTTGCCCCGCCGCCCTGTGCGTCCTGCTGGCGGTTCTGAATGTAGGTTCCACCCGCTTTGTTCTGCTCTGCAATGATTTTCACTGCAAGTTCCTGTGCAGAAATAGGGTTTTCAAACTTTGCGTCTGTCGCAAGTGTTGCATAGTTACCGTTTGCCAAGTCTTCAATGCCTTTAATTCTGGCACGTTCTGTTGCTGCGGCTTCGTTCTGGATTGTCGCTACTAAATCCGGGTATGCGGCTTTTAGTGCGTCAACCGTTGTGATTTTGTTTTCTGGTGCTGCCATTTCTGGTTCCTCCTTTTCTTTTGGCTTGTTGATAGGTTCTGTTGCACTATTTACTAAACTACCCGGATTTTGATTGTGCGGGCTGTTTAATAACTGGGTTGGAATACTCTTGAACATGGAAACGTCGATGGGTACTGAATTAACCACAATTTTTGAAGAATTTTCAACAACTGTGTTGCTTTCTTCAAACATCAATTCGTCACAGAAGCCGTTTTCAACTGCTGTGTCGCCCGTCCACCATGTTTCATTTGACATAAGCTGTTCTATGTCCTCTGTATTTCTGCCAGTCTTGCTGGCATATGTGTTTACTATGCTTTGCTTAATCACTTTCAGTTCATCAGCCATCTTCAAGAAGTCTTCTGCCTTGAAAGTGTCCCAGACTGTCATTGCCGGGTCATGTATCATAAATACACCGTTTCTGGCAATCTTGATTGTGTCGCCAGCCATAGCAATGATTGTGGCTGCGGAAGCTGCCCAGCCATCAATTTTGACTGTCACTTTCGCTGAACAATCTTTCAGTCTTGTAAAAATTGCATTGGCTGCGAACACGTCACCGCCGCCGCTGTTAATGCGCACGATAATTTCCGGCACATCACCCAGCGCCGCAAGTTCTTGATTGAACTGTTGCGGTGTCACTCTGTCTTCCCACCATGACTGTTGGCTGCTAATTGCTCCGTATAAAAGCAGTTCTGGCGGCTTGTCGCCTGTTGCTGGAATAAAATTCCAGAATTTATTCGTCGTCACTCCGTATGGATTGCCCGGCGTCCTGTTGTCCTGCTGCTGGTTCATTCCCTGTGCCTGCTGCGGCTGCTGGGGATTTTGGCTTGTTTGCATTGGCATTGGCAATTTTCTTCACCTCTCTTAACTCTTTTTCTTCGTGTTTCAGCTGTTCAATATTGTTGTAGTAGCTTGTACCCGTCATTTGCATTGTTTCGTCGCTTCGTGTGCTAAAGCCATTCTGCACACGCTTTTCTGCGGCTGTTGCTTCTTTTACTGGGTCTAACATACCCTTTGCCGGTCCGTTCCATTTCGCCCCGCAATACGCTTTTCTAATCACTGGGTCGGTAAAAAAGCCCGGCGCTTTGATACGTCTTTTTGCAACCGCTTCTGTCAACCACTCTTCATATACTGGCTGGCAAAAGTCTGTTGCTAACCAGTCCCGGTACATATTAAACATTTTCCACGCTTCTTCCAGTGCACCTTTGCTGGCTGTATAGCTGGAATTAAAGCGCTTCATAAGCAATTCATAAGGTATTTCAAGGCTGGCGCCTATCTGCTGGCATATAGCTTCTACAAAGCCGCCAAAATTGGCGTTTGGTCTGCCGGGGTTCATGTCGTGTGCCTTTTCGCCCTCGTTTAAGTCGATAACGGCACCCGGCGCAAGTTCAATGGTGGTTTCGTCCTCTGCGTCCACTTGCACTTCTTCCGGTATAATGCTTCCTATTGCGTCTTCGCTGCTTGCGTCTGCCTTTTCGATAAACACCGTGAACATACCGGACACAACCGCTGCCACCAGTTCGGCGTCCGTGTATCTTCCAAGCTGTTTCAGACTTTCAATGACCGGGGCAAGGAACGGAACGCCCCTGCGCTGTCCTATTCGTTCACGGTTCATAAGGTGCAGCACGTTTCTTCTTCCCGTTGTTTTCCCGAACGCTTCTACCCTCTGCCAGCTAATATCTGCATAGGCATAGGACAACGGGTGGTGGTCTGCTATGTGATACGCTACAACTTCCCCGGACTGGTCAACCTCCACACCTCCAACAATTTTGTTGTCTATGGTGTCGCAGTTGTCCGGGCTGCATAGCCTGTCTGCTTCTATCAGCTGCACACGCAGGTCATACGGCTGGTTTAGTCGTGGCTTGACCGGAAGCACTGCCAGACAGTCCCCGGAAATAAGCCAGTTCAAAAAAGCCAACTGCTGCAATTCATAAAAGTTGTCAATTCGTGCCATGTCGCAATCTGTACTTTCTGCCCAGATATTCCATTCACGTTCAATCTGCTTTTCAAGTGTTCTTCTTTCCTCTGGTGATATGCCCAGCAATTCTGCGTCAATGTTCGGCTTCAAACGTAGCCCACGCCCAACAATGTTGGTTCGCATGGTTTTGACAGCGCCGTTTGCAATAGGCACGCCCATGTATAAATCACGGGTACGCTGCCGCAGTATTGAAACATTGTCTTCTATGTCTTCACGGCTGCTGCCGCCTGCATGAAGCCACCCTGCAAGTGATTTTTTCACTACGCTGGCACCATAATTGCTGTACCCGCTGTTCAAAATCTGCAATTTTTGTCTTGCCGCAGTACGTTTCAGCGCTGTTTGTGGCGCCACAACTGCTATTGCTTTGTCAATTCCCGCTGCAATTCCCACGTTTTCACCTCCTTTATTGCATGAAAAAAGCAGCTTTTCACGGCTGCTTTTCGTCTTTTCTTACTTTTCCACGCTATAATATTACCCCATTTTTGCAGGCAATGGGGGGAAATAAACCCCAAAAACGGGCAATCACGGGCAATCTTTTATAAATCACGGGGCACAAATCGTCTTACCCGGTTTCTGCCGCCCGTCTTTGCCACGTTCTCCAATGTGGCAACTTTTCCTTGCCAATATTCAATAGCACGTCTGATTTCTCCCAAGTCTGCTTTTGTCATGGTCCTGCTGCCTATTGTGTATGACTGGGCGTTAGTCACTGCCAGTTCCGCTTCCAACCATGCGTCAAGGTGTCGTTGTGCTGTTTCCAGTGTAATTCCTGCCATTTATAATATACCTCCACTTCTTCTTCTGCCCCGTTTGATAACTCGTTTCACTGTCTGCGGTGCTTCCTCTTTCTTTTTCTGTTTCTTCAATGGTACGTTCGCAATTTCAATGGCTGCCGTGGCGTAGTTCCGGCAGTCCAGCGCTTCATTTCGCTTGTGTTCGCCTTTGTCTTTCAGCTCCCACGCAAAATACGGGCGTCCCATCTTATAGCGCATAACCTTTTTTTCTGACGTCAAGCCCTTGAAGTACTTTTCGTCATATCCTTTGCCCTCTTCTTTCGGAAAATGGCAAAATCCGGGTCCCTCGTCTTCCACCTTTAGTCTGTCCATAAGCAGGCTTTTTCCTGTATCAACGCCCAGCGTAAACAGATATGCGCCCTCACGGTTGTTCTTTGACGGTTTCTGGATATATGCGGCGGCGCTATCGTTTGAACCTTTGATTGCAAACACCCTGCGGCTGAACCGGGCTTTGCAGAATTTATATACTTGATTGCTTCTGTGTCCTCCACTATCTATGCAGACGCAGGACAGCTTCATTTTTGTGCCGTCCGGCTTTTCAAACGTCTGCTGCAAGAATGTGTCAAGGTCATTCCAGACTTGATTGTTAATGTCTGAATTGTCCCCGTATATTGCCGCATATTTTATGCCCCAGCTTTCATATTCTGGACCCCAGCCCACCACTTCAACTTCAAATCTGTCGTCCTGTGTATCAACTCCCGCTGTCAAGTACAGTACTTCTTCTGGTACTTCGCAGTTGTATTTCTCACGACGTTTCAACAATTCGTCGTCTTCTATGGTTTCTCCGTCCTCTTCCCACGTCTGCCCCATTTCCGTGTTGGTCCATACTTTCATCAGTTCCACATTGCCTTTTTTCATTTCTGCATTGGCAATGATGAACTTTTCAACAACTTCTTGCCATGTGGTCAGCGTTGAGGCAAGCGTGTTCAAATGGAACCCACGCACCGGGTTGTCTGGGTCTTCATGTACAAATGTTCCGTCAATAAAGTGTTCTTTCCATTCTGCTTCACTGGATATGACGCCGCACTTGCTGCAAGCGTATCTGATTTCTGATAGGTCGTTTTTGTCGAACACAACATTTGACCAGACCAGCGGTTGCAGTTCTCCGCAGCACGGGCACGGTGCGTTCCATTCTCCCTGGCTGCTGTTTTCGTACTCCACTTCTATTCTGGAAGCCCCTTTGACTGTCGGTGTTGAAATGTCCACCTGCTTTTTATTCCAGAATGTTGTCTGACGCTTTGAAGCCAGCAAAAGTGGGTCGCCCTCTTTTCCTGCACTGGCTGGGTATGCGTCTATTTCGTCCGCAAGTAATATTCTTATGGTGTGGCTTCGCAGTCCTGTTGGACTGTTTGCTCCGGCAATGGTAATGAAGCCGCCCGGAAATATCTTTTGCATGATTGTGTTACCGCTGTTTCTCGATTTCTCGTTTATCCTGTCCGCAAGTACGGGTGTATCACGCAGCATGGGGGATAGTTTTTCTTTTGAAAACTTTTCTGCCATGTCAATAGTTGGCTGTATAACCATGATTGGTGACGGGTCGTAGTGGACGTAATAGCCGATAGGGTTCAGCACCATTGCGTCAGTCTTTCCAACCTGTGCAGCTGACATTATCACCACTTTTTTGATTGTAATATCTGTTATGGCGTCCATAATCTCTTTTTGATACGGCGCCTTTGCCGTCTTCCAGCGTCCCGGCTCTGCGGAAGACCCGGCAGACAGTCTGCGGAACTTATCTGCCCACTGTGATAGTGTCATTTCCGGCGGTGGTTGCAGCACTTTGAAAATCCGTGTAAACATATCAACTGTGTTTTTCTTCATTGTCTACACCATACCCAAACACTGTCTGAAAGTCTGAAAGTTCTTCCAGTACTTCATCAATGGCGCTTTTCAGCAGCTTAAATATTTCTGTCTGGTCCTTTTTCTTTGATAAAATGGGGCTTAACTTTGCAGGTATAGCCATAAGCCTTGTTTTGAACCTAACAAGCGTGTCTGTCATTACCTGTTCCACGTCCTCTGTGGTGTGTACCTCATTTCTGCGCAGCTGCAATTCCAGTTCTTGTGCTTCTCTTTTTGCTCTGACCAGCTTTGCACGTTCTGCGTTGTAATCTATTGCGCTTTCACTTTCCGGGTTGTTTTTGCGCAAATAATTTATGTACTGGTGGTTTACGGTCTTCAAGTCGTACAGCCCCGGTCTGATTTCCGTTATAACCTTTTCGTCACGCAGCTGGCGCACTCTGCGTTCTGAAATATCCAGCCAAGCGGCAACCGCCTTTGAAGTGTACGCTTTCAAAAACCGCACCCCCCTTTCTTTTGTGTCCGAATTGGTCACATTTTTTCTTTTTTTAGCCCCTACCCCTTTATTTTTTACCGGGTCGGAAGCGGAAATGAAATTTTCAAAATTATATCTGGGCAGGTTTTGGGCGTCGCCGTACCCGCAGTGCTTCCAGACCGCCGGAAGAACCTATTAAACGTCGTCCACAACGTCTGTGATTTCGTCGTTTTCGGTGCTTCCGTCCGGGTCAATCTCAAATTCTCCCGTTAGCTTCTGTTTGTTCAATTCAAGTTGCTTTTCTGCAAGCTGCAAGCGTCTGTCCTCTAACTCATACGCCTTGATACTGTCCAGCTGCTTGATGATACGCCCATGCAGCTTGTTTAGTTCGGCTTCCACTTTCATTGCTCTTTCAAATGGGCTGGACTTAATGACGGACTTCATGGCTGTTTTATATGTTTCGTTCTTGCTGCCCTCTGGGTCTGCACACTGCTGGTGTTCCATGCCGCAGTCCTCTTCCTGCTGTCTTTCCTCCATGCTCTTTGGTACAATCATGTGTACTATTTTATCTGTATAAAAGCCGCCTGCTTCTGGACTTTCATACTCTTTCAATAGGCTTTCCAGATAGGCTTTGCGCAGATATAGCGCCTGCAATTCCTCCATCATTTGTGACATTGCGGACGGTGTGCCCATGTTCTGTATGGCTGCCGCCTGCTCCGGGTCTATGTCTTCATATCCCGCCTGCGCAAATGCCCCATGTGTTACGGCGTTTTTATTACCCTTTTTTGCTGGGGTTTTTCCGGCAGCATTTTTGTTGCCTTTTTGACCCCCTCTTTTTTTCGGCTTGTTTTTCAGTGCTTCGTCCCAGCTGTCTTCTGACTTCCATTTTCTTATCCGCACTTCTGGCACTCCTGCCAGCTTCGCCAGTTCCGCTGTTTCAATCTTGCCGTCTGCGTCCAGATAGCGTTGCATTGACTTGTCCCGTTCCGGGTTCCGTGGTCTTCCCATCTTCTCACCTCTTTTCGTTCGTTTTCATTCTTTCCAACTCTTCCAGTTTACGGAAGTATAAAAAATTATGGGCTTTGTAAATTCAAAAAATCACCAAAGCCCACTATTGCCAACGTGCAAATATAACGACTTAAAGCCTGCTTCACTGGCTTAAATTATACCAGTAAAACGCAGGCAATGGCGGGCAATGATTGCTTATGCAATCCTTTGAAATTGTGAAATAATCTGGTTCTTTTCAAACCTCTGTGAAAGTGTTTCAAGTGCTGTATCTCTGATATTCTTACACTGTCTTTCACTGTATGAATTGCGTACCGCTACTTGTTCCCATTTGAGGTTGTGCATGTAAAAATCAAAAATAATGCGCTTTTCTTTCAGTTTCAGCCTTGAAACTTCCTGCAAAATCTGCGCCTTTAAGGCTTGCAACTGCTGCACCTTTGCTTCATACTCTCTGATTTCGCCGCTGACATAATCTGGAATATTAAGCGCCATATTTTCTGTTTGTCGTGATATATTATTTTTTCCTTTTGGTAGACCGTCGCATTGTATAGCGCCAATGGGATTGTAGTATTGGTCCGTTAAGTCACTTATTATCTTTCTGTATATACTCACCTCCCCGTCTATGTCTTTGTAATATTCCAGCAATTCAATAACCCTGCCTTTTTCCATTGCCTGCGCCATTTGCTTTTCCTCCATTCTTTGTTTTTGCCAGTCTTTCCCGGCTTCTATCCGTCTTGCACGTCAACTGCGTTTTCTCCTGCTGCCTGCTGCCGTTCTTTCTCTTCGTACCCCATACACTTCATGTATCTTTCCGGCTTTTTGCAGCTTTCATAGTGTTTGCAGTCAACGCAAACATTTTCTTTCATTTGTGCTTCCTCCGTGATATGTACCCTGCGCACTCCGGTTCCCCTCTCAATAACCGCATTGAACATGAACCGCCGCACTCATAGGCTTTTGAAATGTGCTTTGCGCATTTTGTATTTGCGCACTGGTTTCGGCAAAATACGGGCATATTGTCTGTATTAAGCATTATTATTGGTCTTTCCATCTGCTGCACCTCCGTTTCTTCTCACGAACTGGAAGCACCACGCTTCATCACGCATGGTTTTTATTGTTCCGTCTTCGTCAATGTATACTGCGTCAATAAACTTCGGCTTTGGTGGTTCCCCCTCTTCTAACGGTCCTGCAAAATCAATCATAATTTGCAATACGTTGTATACTCTTTCGTTGATAATCATTCTATAATCTGTCATGTTTATTGGCATTTTCCGCACCTCCTATGCTGTTTCATGTAAAATTATCTTTCTGAACATACTTTCAAATATCGGAACTGCAATGCTGTTTCCAGCCTGCTTGTATAGCGCCATTCTGTATCTTCCAGAACGCTTCTGGACTGCTTTTGCCCTTTCATAGTCCTTGTCTGTATATCCTTGCAGGCGCCAGCACTCCCGTTCTGTTAAATATCTATAACGCCCGTTTCCGCAGTCAATCACCTGTGCTGGTGTTCTGTCCTGTCTGGTCGTGATTGTGTATGCAAAATCTTTTATTACTGTTGCTCTTCTTATGCCTTTTTCTCCAATCACACTGTACACGCTCGGTTGCGTCACGTCATACACTGGCGGCACTTCGTCGTTGTTCAGAAGAAATTCTGATATGTCTTTCATTGGCGTTCTGATTAAGTCTGAAAAGTCGAACTTTTCACCATTCAGCACCGATACCGTGAAAACCCTTTCCCGTGCCTGTGGCAATCCAAAGTCCCTTGCGTCTAATATTTGATAATTGCTTGTATATCCCAGCTTTTCCATTTCTGCTATGTATTGTTCAAAGTTCTTCTTGTTGTAGCCGTTTAATACATTTTTCACGTTTTCCCAGATAACATATTTTGGCTTCCATTCGCCCATATTTTGAATAATGTGTATTGTTTCCCACATCAGACTTGACCGGGTGCCGCTTCCTTTGTCTGCCCCTTTTCCTCTGTTTATCCTCCCTGCTTCCGCAGTTGCTTTTCCTTGATGTCCCGCAATGCTCATATCTTGACACGGGCTGCCGTGTATCAGAATATCTGGTTTGAGGTTCCAGCCCACCACTGATTGTGTTTTATACTCTAATTCTTCCGCAAACATTGCATTGTATGACCTTACGGCGTTTTCGTCTATTTCCACATAGTCAATGGCTTTTGTTGGAATGTTCAAATTTCGCAAAGCACATCTGGGGGAACCAATTCCCCCAAATAGTTCTAAAATCTGTACCACGTCTACACCTCCTGCAACGCTATTACACAATAGCCCTCTTCAAGTGCGCTGCTGGTCGTGTCGTCGTCCATGCAGATAATTTTCATGTCTGCCGTGTTCCCGGTTGCTCTGCCCTCTGCAAACTCAATCAGCTTCACTGTGTCGCCCTCTCTGTAACCGTCATTTTTCAAAATCATGTATGGTCTTGTATGGTCGATTGCAACGGCTTTCATTTTGTCCGGTGATACTCTGATTGTTTTTTCTTTTCTTTCATCAGACGGCAAATGCTGCATTTTCTCTTCCTGCTGCATTTCACGCAGTTTCTTTTGTGTTTCCCTGTCAATAGCTGCCTGCTCTTCGTTGTATCTCTCTTCGTCCGTCTTCTGGGCTTCTCTGCGGTTCTCATAAGCATTGCAGCTGGTCACGGTTGCTGTCTTGTCGTGGCAGTCCTCATAGTGTGTGCAGCTGTAACAAAGTGACGTTATCTGCTCCGGCTGCGGGTCAACATATTCTGACTGCTGCCCGGTTGCGTCCTCTGTGCCCTCTGTGGCTTCTCCTGCTTCCTCCGTGGCTGTTTCTTCCTGCCGCTTGTCTGTTTCATTGCCTGCGGTGTTTTCTGCTGTTCCTGTGGCTTCCTGCTTCTCTTCCATCTGGCTAATGTCCATCTGTCCCGGTATCTGCTGCGACGCTTCCCAGTTCTTCTTTAGCTGCTTAATGTCCGATAATGTCAGCACTTCATTTTCCCAGAACACCTCTGCCGCCTGCTTCTGGTAATCTTCCGGCAACCCGGACGCTTCATAAATGACAGATACAACAATTCTGTTTGCCTTAAATTCTGCCATCAGTTCTGGAATGATATTGTTATAGATTGCCTTGTATCTTCCAACCTGCGCCGGGGACGTTTCTATAATCTCTGCCAGTAAATCACGGGTTCTGCCCGGAATGTTCATGCTTTCTTTTAATTCCAGCACCAGTTTTTCTGTTTCCAGCGCTTCTGTCATTCTCTCCCAGTCCGTCTTCTCTCTGAACCGGTTTGCCATAATCAGTGCCAGTCTGTCCAGTATGGCGTTTTTCTTCGGCTTGATTAAGATTGGAACCCGTCTGAAACGCTCTTTGCCCTCGTCCACCAGCTGCATGACCGCCAGCCGTCTTCTGTGTCCTGCAATGATACGGCGCTTGCCGTCTTCCTCTTCATCAGTCACCAGAAGCGGTTGCAGCACTCCCAGAAGTTCAATGGACTGTTTCAAGTCCTGCACGTCCTCTACGCTGTAAAAGTTCCCCTTTGACGGTATAAGGTCGTAAATATCGGCGGTACTGCTCACGCCCTCTTCGGACGTGACAACCTCTGCGCCTGCTGCCGCCTGCTGCTGTTCTGTTTTCTGCTGCTCCCCAGCTTCCTTTGACCGCTGGTTTAATAACTCTGTCAAGTTGAATTTCTTTGCTGCTCCTGCCATTGTCTTTCCCTCCTAACGTGTCCGAATTGGTCACATTCTCAACCATTCTTCCACCAGTGCTTTATAGTCGGCACTTGCGCCGCAGCGTGGGGAATATAAAATGATTGGCAATCTTTCAAATGTGCTGGGTTTCATTTTCGGTGTCTTTCTGATATGTGTTTCAAACACCGGATATTCAAGCGTCTTCAAGAACTCTTCGCCCTGTGTGTCTGCTTCATTGGTTCTGTCGTACTGTGTGACAAAGCAGCCGCAGAAGCGCAACTGTGGGTTTAAGTCCTCACGTGTGTTGTCAATCTGTTCTTTCAGTTCTGCCAGCCCATCTATTGCAAAATCATCAATGGTTATAGGCACCATGACGTCTTGTGAAGCTACCAGCGCATTTATGGTTGAAATGTTAATGTCTGGGGCGTTGTCAATAATGCAGTAGTCATATTCATTCTGTAAACCGTCCAGAAACTTTTTGAAGCGTGTCTGTTGCGGTCTTGACTGGTCCAGCATGACTTCAAGGTTTGCTGTAAGCAAATTCATGTTCGCTGTGATAATGTCTAAACCCTCAAAGTCCGTGTGCTGGATAACCTCTGCCGGGTCAATGCCCCGCTGGGTCATTACTTCTGCTGTTCCCTTGTGGTCATAGCTGTGGCGGTTCATAATCTTGCTTGCGTTGCCCTGCTTGTCATTGTCAATCAGCAGGACTTTGAAGCCTTTTACTGCTGCCAGAATATGTGCCATGTTTACGCTGGAAATGGTCTTTGCCACTCCCCCTTTAAGATTGATAATTGATAATACTTTCATGTGGTATTCCTCCTTGTATCTGGTATGAATTTATAGTTGCTTTCCCAGTAATGCACGGGGCGGGACTTGAACCCGCACCCGGCAGCTTCGGTGGCTGCTGCGCTATCCATTGCGCCACCCGTGCTTCTAATTCTCTTTGTAGAAAAATCTTAGATACCAAAGTGTCATATTTCCGTCTTCCTTGTATTCCAACTGCATTGTTGCGCCCGTGTTCTTGCAAAATGTCTTTACCGGGTCTGCCGTCTTTAGTTCTTCCAGTCTTTTCATTCCTCTTTTATGCTGTTCTTCAAGCGTTCCGTCCTTTTCAAAATCTTCCTTGCAGCTTTTTAAACATGAATGTTTTTGGTCTTCTTCTCTTCGGTACTCTCTGTCAACCAATGTGCCGTTGTCGTATGCTTCTACAATGTCAATCCAAGTTTGACGTGTACTACACTTTTCATCAGCCGCCCAGCTGCGCAGTGTGTTGATTTTCTTTCCCCAGTATTGCGCTGACTTTTTAGCTTCTTTCATTGTGTCTGCTGTATCTGCCAACTGCGCTTCTGCTCTTTTTATTCTTGCTTCATGGTCCATTGAAGAAAAGAAACAAATCGTTGCTGTTCCTAACCTCTGTTGTTTAGCGTTCATAACGCAAGTGTAATTCAGATTTTGTTTTTTAAGCTGTCTGCTCATTTTTTGGTATTCTTTTTTGATTTCCTGCAATGTCATTTTGTGTACCTCCGTTTGCTTTACTTCTTTAACTGTCTTTATTATATACTTACGGAAGTATAAAATCTATTGACATTCTGCACAATCTTACGGAAGTATATTTGTATTTTTTGTATACTTCCGTAAGTATTTGTTATTATCTGTCACGGCGTTTCAGTTCGTCTGCAAATTCTCTGACTGGAACTTTCACGGTCAATGGTTCATACTTCCCGCAGCCGTCCAGTTCATACAAGAACTGTGTTTCACCTTTTTTCAGATAGTGGAGCGTCGCAATGTCTGTAACCTTATGCAGTGCAACTGCTGCCGTTGTAATCACCGTGCAACCTTGCGGCAGATAAAGTGCTTCTTTTGCTTCTCCGTCCTTTGATACCTTGATTGCTACCGTGTCCCCAATCTCTAACGGACACACCGCCTTGAAAAATTCTGCTTTCATTCCTCTTTGCCCTCCTGTTCGTGCTTCTCTCTGTTCTGTCTTCTTACCTCCCAGCCAACTTCTCTGACTACTACAAAGACCAGATATAAAATACCAAGCCCCACGCAGACCGCAAAGAATGTTACCAGTGCTTTTACAATCTCAATCAGAAATGCAATCATTGTTCTTTCCCTCCCTCATTTTCTGTTTTGCCCAGCCAATAGCCCGGCTGCTTGCGTTTATCTGGTGCAGCTGGCGTACTCTGATATTATTTGTCTTTTCTTCTTCCTCTGCCTGCTGCCGTTCCAGCTGTCGGCGGTATAGCAATTCTTTTCCGCTGTAATACTTCCGCTTCTTTTTCGCCATCTTTATTCCTCCATCAAAAGAACTTTCTATGGTATCTGCTGCCCTTGCTTGCCTGTTTGCGTCGCTGGCGCTGTTTTCTTCTCTTCTGGTACTGGGCGTCTTCTGCTGCTGCCACCTGCCTTTTGACTGCTTCGTGGTCTATGTTGTCCGCCTCTTCTTGCAGGACTTCCAGCACTTCAACTTCACTGTCCTTGAAAGTGAATGTCATACCGGGGTCATACTCTCCGCTTGTCCAGTCTTTCTGGAACTTCTCAAAATTATCTCTGTATCTATACGGTGCCTGCGGGTGGTACTGTTCGGCTTCATATATGCCCAGCATAACTTCTTTGTCGTCCTTGTCGTCCCAGTTGTAAAGGTGCCAGCTTTCGTGGTTGTCCCAGTTCCATTTTGACAAATACAGCACTATTCCGTCAAAGTAGTTACCCTCACGCACCATGCCTTTCATTTGCTTGCAGGTGAAGCCCTGCCCCTTTAATTCCTCTTTGATTTTCTCATAGTCCCTGCCGCCAGTATGTAACTTTGCTTTTACGATTAACGGCAAATACTGTGGCTGTTTATCTTCTTTTCTTGCCATTGCTTGTCCTTTCCAGTCTGTCTGCAATCCTCAATATGCTTTCCATTGACTTTCTAATGTTTGTGTCTGTGCCCTCTGTGATTTTCAGCACGTCTGCTATGTCCCGCAGTTCTTGTGCCATTTCTTCTGTTTCCCCGGTCACAATGTCATATTTATTGCGGCAGGCGGTGCAGACCTGCGAACCCTCCGGGATAACTTCACCGCATATCAAGCAGCGGTCAACGTCGTTCATTCTTCCCAGCTTTCGTATTTCTTCACACGCCTTGTCAAGTTCTGCACCTGCTCAACAAGGTTTGCAACCTCATGTGGTGACAATCCGGTTTGTTCATAGTCATACAGTTTCTTTGCGGCTTGATTGACTGTGACGTGTGGTTTTAATATGGCTTTCTGCCCGTTCTGGCTGTATTCCGTCAGCGTCGTTCTCTTCTGCCGCTTCTGTGGCTTCTGGGGCTGTCTGAACGCCCCTGCACGCTTCATGGTGCTGTAATATGGCACTGTCTGTTTCAATGTGTGGTCCATTGCTCCCATTTACTCTTCCACCTTTCTTCCTGTCTGCTCCATAACTCCCAGATAAGCCGCTATTGCGTCCATTGCTTCTTCTGCTGACCAGCAAACCGCCGTTTCATATCCCTGCTGCCGCAGCTGTTCCAGCCACCAGTCCTGCTTGTCTGTGGTTTTGTTCTTTCTCCACTTCATTTCAACGTAAAGCCCGTGTTTGCCGTTTCTGGCTACTGGCAAGCATAAGTCCGGCACACCTGCTTTTACTCCCTGCCGTTTAAGGTTTGCCGCTTCAAGCTGGTTCCTGCTGCCGCCGTTTGGGATATGGTGCAGCAATTCCAGTTCTGGGAAGTCCTTTGCGTAGAACGTCGCCCAGTTTATAACTCTTTCCTGCTCTGTGGCTTCACTGCGCTTTCTGTAATATGCTCTACTCATTTGCTTCGTTTTCACCTCCTGTCTTTATATTCTCAAAGTAAAACTTTACTTTTTCGCAATTTTCTTTCACAATTCCGTACTTTTTCGCCAGTCTGTATATGAATACTTTTTCCAGCCGTTCCGGTAATGTTTCCAGCTGCTTTCTGAATTTCTCAATGCTCATTGTTGACTTATAGAAATTGCACGCCCGGCACGCTGGCATATAATTTTCAATGCTGTTTATCTCTGGCACTTTTCCGGCTTTCAATTCCTTTTCGTGCAAGTACACGGCTTCTATGTGGTCAACCTGCATTTCTTTGATTGTGATTTTGCAGCCGCAATACCCGCAGTGACCGTTCAAGCTGTCATACACCTGCTGCCGCATTGCCTTTGATATTGCTTTTCTTCCCTCTGCCATGCCTTACCCCTCCGTTGCCGCTTTTATCAATCTTTGCTGTATTGCTTCAAAGTCCAGCCGCAAGTCCCGCATATTCCAGTATGTACCGCAGCCCGTGCATTGTTCGTCTGTGTATGTATACGGGCAGGCTGTACAAATATCTGTTTCTTCCTGCAACGTCTTTGCGACTGCTGCCAGTTGAAAAGCTATGCCCCAGAATTTCTTCAAGTCAATTTCTGAAATATCCACCGGAACTGCTGCCGCCTTTTCAATTTCTGCGTCTGTGACTTTGTATTTCTCTTTCAATGTGGCATACATCACCTGCGCCGTCTGCTGCTCCCCGCCTATGCCACGTTCTGCCAGCGCTTTTATTTTCACCAGCTTTTCAATGATTTTCTGTCTATTTTCCATCAGTCTTCTTCCTCCGGTTCTCCTATCAGTGCCCGTGGCGGCTGGTTGCCGTCCATGAAGCCCGCAAAGAAAGCAGCCTTTTTCAACATTCTGTTTTCTTCGTCTGTTCTTTCCCGTTCTTCGCCCTTATGTTCTTGATAGCAACGGGCGTTTTCGTCCGGGAATAGGTTGTTTTTGAACTTAAAACCTGCCATGAACGCTTCCATTTCCCGTTTTAGTTCCTCTTTGTAGAAATTGAAATACAGTGTGATTTCTGCCGCTTCAACCTCTGTGCAATCGCAGCCACGCTTTTTTCTGCGGCTATAACTTCCGGTGTATCTGCGATAACTGGCGCTTCCTGTTACCATGTAGAAAATCTGCGTCAGCAGGTCTTCTTCTAAGTCGTTCTTGTAGCTGAACCAGTGCAGCGTCACTTCGTCCAGCGTTATTTCTTCGTCCTCAATTTCGTATCTGGCTTTTAATTCCTCATACATACGCATTGCGGTTTCTTTCTCTCCACCTACGCCACGTTCTGCAAGGGCTTTTATCTTTGCCAGTTTTTCTTTGATTTTGTCATGTTGTATCTGGTCCATGTTCTCACCTCATATACTGCCACGACTGCGGCGCTCTTTTAATTCCCAGTTCTTCCAGCGTCACTGCCCGTGGGTACTCTTTCACGTCTGCGACTTCCCAGCCGTAAACCTTGTTGCGGCTCCCTGCTGCATAATTGTGAATATCATGTGCAGGAACCTTGCTTTTCTTCTCTGCTTCTTCAAAGTTCTTGATTTCCAAAACCTCTGGGCAAATAAATTCACCCATCACCCCGGCACCGCCTGTCACGTATACCAGCACCCGGAACGGTGCTTTGCATTGCGGTTTTGTCTTCCGCAGTTCCAGAACCTTTTCACCTGCTGCCATTTTCTGCCACCATTTCTGGTGCAGTGATAATATGACCACTTGCATTTCTTCCAGTTCCGGTGGTTCCCATTGCTGCTTCATGCTCTTTTCCTCCTAAATCTTCAATACCTGCCCCGGATATATCAAATCTGGGTTCTTAATGCCGTTTCTGTGTGCCAGTGCGTAGCAGGCGGCACCGTTTCCGTAGAACCTCTGCGCAATTCTCCAAAGACTGTCACCCTTTTGCACTGTATATTCTTTCTGGTCTGTTAAGTTTTTCCCTACAACCTCCGGTGGTTCCTCTGGCTTGTAGTAGAACGCTTCTGCGACTGACCCGCAATACTGGCACCGTTCGCCCAGTTTTACTTCTGCCCCGCAAAATTTACACTTCATGTTCTGACCCTCACTGTTCAAATTCGCTTTTCAGTTCAATTCTGATATACAGAATGTGTTGCAGGTCTTCCACCCGGTATTTGCTGAACTGCTCAACTGGTATCCGTTCCGGCAGTCTGTCTGTCTTTTCCCAGTCCCACATCTGTTCTGTTGCTCTGTATGTTTCCATGCCCAGCCCCATTTTCTTTATGCGTCGCTGTGGGTTCACTGTTCCATGCACTGCGTTTGCTGCATATCCACGGTAAACAACCTGTCTGGCTGCGTTGTATATCACCAGTCTGTCACTGGGCGTCAGCTTGTCCAGAATGTCGCCCAGTCTGATTTCATTTTCCATTACCATTCGCCCCTCATTCTTCTTTCAATTCTTTCTTTCGCCTGCTGCACTTCTCTTGAATACTCTGTGTCTGTCAGTCCTTTGTTCCATACGTGCTGATATGCACCCGTCACGCCGTAGTTGTAGGCTGTCAGCACTTCTGCTTCTGTGCCGAACCTCTCTTGCAATTCTGCCAGATAATCTACACCGACAAGCACGTTGAAATATGGGTTTTCCACATTGTCCACATTCAGTCTGTGCATACGCTCTTCGTGCCACTTCGGTAATACCTGCATATATCCGGTTGAACCCTCTTTGCAGCTTGCGTCCCATCTGTACCCGCTTTCTATCTCTATAATTGCCAGCACCAGCGTATATTCAACGCCATATTGCTTGCAAATTATGTATGTGTACTGCTGCATACATTCTGGCAAATACCCGCCGTTGTCTGCGTAGTCCTCCGGCACTTCATAGCGTGTCCAACCCTCTAATTCCTCACCAGACCAGTCAAGGGACATAAGGTTGAACGGGTACGGTTCCTGCTGCACTGCTTCCGTGGTCGGCTGTGTCGGTTCCGGCTCTTTGGTATCTTCCGGCAGACTGTTTGCAGCTGGCTTGACTGCTGCCCCTACTGTAAACACAATCACAACCACTGCCAGCAGTCCTGCTGCAATGTAATTGCCGTATGCCTTAATTGCCCTTTTTATCCTCTTTCGCCTTAATATGCGGCTTATCTGCGGTGTTCTTCCTCTCACGCTTCTTTCCTCCTGTTCTGCCCTTTGGCTTTTCCTTTTTCCACATCTTCAAGTAAATATGCCACCCGGTCTGCTCATAGTAGACAGGTTCGCAAGATACGATATTGTAATTGCTGTATATCTTCTTGAACTCTTCCAGCCCGCCGTCTGGTGACTTTGCCAGCTGTTCCACTTTGCGTTTGCTGTATTTAAAATCATTGCACTTTTCTTCCGGTGCTGTCAGATTTCGGCTATACTTCCAGTGGTTCTGGTCACGCTGCTGCTTTTCCCCTCCGTCCTCTCTGGTTGTTTCCGGGCGGTCAAGGTTCCTGCTGCTTGAATAGCGTTTCTTTCCCTGCGGGTCTTTCACAATATACTTGCAAAGTCCCTCTATGCCGTTCTCATTCATTTGCAGGCGGTCTGCATTAACCCAGCCCAGCTGCTTTATACTGGCTCTATACTCTGGGTCGTCTGTCTTCTTCCAGTTGATACGGTCTTTCGTCCACATCAATTCCACGTCGTCACGGTCTAAACCACCGTTCATAATGATATGGTGATGTATTCTTTTAAGACACTGACCATCCTTGCTGTACTTGTATTCTGTTACCAGTATGTATTTAAGGGGTTCTAACCCCAGCTTCTTTCTGCGGTATGCTATTCTCCGCAGGTAGTTTGTCACAATGTTTTCTGCTTCCTCTACCGTTCCCGGCAGGTTCTCTGCGCTATATGTGCAACTTGTATGCAGGTCCCCTATGTGGAAGTTGCCATTTCCCAACTGTACCAGATAGCGTTTAGCGTTCTTGTCGTTCAAGTCCTTTTGCTTTGGGGCATTAACCTTTCTTTTCTTACCCCTCTTTCCTCTGCTTGCCTGCTCTGCTGCTTCTGTTCGTGGTATTATATCCACTTCTCTATACTCTGCGCAGTCTATCTTCTTCTCCCTTATGAACACCACTGCACTTCCTTTTCTGTCCTATACCGTTTTAAGCGTATAAGGGTATACCAGAAGTGGGGTGGGGTTCTTCTTCTCCCTCTTATCCCTCCTGTTCATTATCCATACAGCGTATATATATTTATATATTTCGTAGGAATGTTAATACCCCATACAAGCCCGTTTAACAGGTTTGAAACCCGCTATTTTCAAAGGCTTTCGCCCTCTAAAATGTTTGACTTGTAGCCGCCAATATGGTATAATAAACGTGTATTGAATTATTACATATTGACTTTTGAAAAGCCTTTGATTTTGTGTTTCCGGCACATCTTCAAAGGCTTTTTGCTTGCCCTTTTTCATGGGTCAAATGTCAGAACATCTGTTCTTTATGCGTGCGCTGTCGCACCCGCTTTCAGTAATTCAGTTACCAGTTCCCAGTCTTCCAAGAACAAAGCGGAACGGAACGAAACACTGTAGTAGACGAAAGAACGGGCGTAGTGCAAGCTCAGCGCACCAGCGCCACCGCCGGAAGTGTTGCGGAAACACGAACCCCGGATAGGCACGCTTTCTTCAAGTTCGCTGTCTGCCCAAAGTCCAGCTGTTTCATGCTTCCAGTCATGCGGTACAATTCCCAGCTTGTACGCAATTTCCGGCACTTCGTCCAGTTCTTCCAGCTGCAAGTCTGCCATGTGGCAGCCCTCCCAGTTTTCTTCGATTTCTTCCGCAACGGACATTACCACATCACCAGCACTGTTGCCATACAGCTTCAACGGTCTGCCGTTCACCTCTGCAACGGTCCAGTCTGGCTTCTCTGTGTAGCCCTCAACTGCTGCGTCGTTGTTCGGCGTGTATTCCACAACGCCTTTGTGCAGACGCAAGCCCGTGACCCATTCCCAGAAATTACCGCAAAGACCAAACACGCCGTCTGCTGTTCCGTCATGGGACCATGTGAGGGGGTCGCACCCGGTCAGCGTGCGTCCGGCGCTGTCGTATCTCACGCCGCTTTCCTGCTCATTCTTCGAGTTGCTGCCGTAGTTTGTATTACCGCCGATTGTGTGCCCCAGTTCCTCTGCTTCATGCAGTAGATAGACAAACTCTGTATTTGTCATAAGGTGCCAGCCCTTGCCTTTTCTTCCGCAGGCTGCCGCCGCTTCATCATAACTGATAGTGTGTTTTGGCTGCTGGTAAGGTAAGGACGCCGGGACGCCCTTAATCATGGTGTTGGTGAACTGCGACACCAGAACCGCAGGAACAATCTTGTTTCTGATTTTGAACAGTTCCGGCACGTCCTCCGGCTCATAGGTCCCCGGCTCCATATAAAACATGGTCATGTAGTTTGGCAGTCCTGCACTGTCCATGACAATGACTGCTTTTTTCTTCACAAATTCTTTCATTTTGTGGCTTTCCTCCTTGTATCTGGTATGATTTTTATTTGAACAGCCTTGCTGCTATTCACTGCTATTGACTTTTGAAAAACCTTTGTTTCTGCTGCCCGGCGCTCACGCTGACTGCTTTTCTTTCTTCTCCGGCTCTGGCTGTGTCACTGTCACGGTGACTTTCACGCCCTCCCGCTGGGATATAATCAGCGCCAGCGTTTCAAAAAAGCGCTGGGCATTGAATGTTCCTTGTACTTCCATTCCTGCGCCCTCCTTTATACGGACTGCGGCGCAATTTTCTGTGCCATGCCCTTTGCAAATCTTATGCCCTGCATGAACACCAGAAAGTCTTTCTTTTCCTGCGGTTCAAGTTCCCCCAGAAAAGCCATGACCTCTGTTGCTTCCTGCTGGTTTTCAGTTGCAATCATGGTTTCCATGTTTTTAACTTCTGTCATGGTCTGTTCCTCCTTTCATGCTGTGTGGTTTCGCAAGCGGTAAACGCTTCTGTTGTAGCGGTTACTGCTTGTTTAACTATATATTATAGCGGTTACTGCTATTTGTCAACCCTTTTTCCGTTTTTAATATTGACTTTTTTAGCGGTTACTGCTATTCTTTAAACATAAAAGAAAGGCGGTGAAGTCAAATGACTATCAATGAACGTGTGAAGCATTTTAGAAAAGATGTTTTGCACATCAGCCAGACTGAATTTGCAGTAAGTCTGGGAATGAAGCAAACTGGCGTCAGCTACATGGAACGGGACGGCTCAACCGTCACTGACCAGACAATCAAGGCAATCTGTCTTCTTTATAATGTGAATGAAGAATGGTTGCGCACTGGTTCTGGTGAAATGTATATACAGCCGGACACATTCAGCCTTGACGACTTCGTGAAGTCTAAAGGTGCCACGGGTCTTGAATTGGAAATCATAAAGACGTACTTTGAACTTGACCCAGAAATTAGAAGAACTGCCGTGGAATTTTTCAAACGCAGGCTTGTTGCTGCTGTTACTGCGGACCCTGCATTGTTAGTTCCAGACAATCCAGAAGATTTAGAATCCCAGTGCCCGCCCGTTGACACTGGCAGTGTTTCCGGGACAGGCGCCGGGTGATAACGCACCCAGCGTCCCCCGCTATTTACAAATTATAAGTTGCGTTGCTCCATTGAAATCTAAATTATAATAAATAGTGTTTATGCTGCTGTAATAGATTGCGTACACTCTGCAATCATACCAGTGTATATATTTTTTTATCATGTGTGACCACCTTTCCAGCGTGGCAAGGCTGGGCGCACTCACTATTATAATTTCTATGTTTTTGTGGATATTCGCAAGAAAGGTGGTTTTATATGGGTTTACGTTTCAGAAAAAGCGTGAAAATTGCCCCCGGCGTCCGTCTTAACATCAGCAAGAAAAGCGTTGGTATAAGTGCAGGCGTCAAGGGGTATCGTAAAAGTATAAACAGCAGCGGCAGGGTCACAACCAGCATAGGGGTTCCCGGCACTGGTGTTTCTTGCGTTAAGACCGAGAATTTGAAAAGCAAAAAGAAAAAGGCAGTCAGCAGCCGTGTTTCTTCCACTGCTGCCGCCGCCAGTTCCTCTGCTTCCTCTCCTGCTCCTGCTAAAGTTCAGAAAGCAGCTGCGCAGCCAAAAGAGAAGCCGCCAAAGACCACGGCAGTTTTGCAGGAAAGACCAGACGCCAGCTTTGTTGTGTTCGGCGTCGTTGCTCTGGCTGGTGCCGTGTTCCTCTTTGCTTCTTCTCATGTTATTTTTTCAGTTGTTGCCGCCCTGTTCGGTATCTTCTGTCTGTATAGCTTTATACACATAAAGCGACACCCGGAAGACCCACGATACATCACGGAAGAACAGCTGACACGCTGGGGGCAGCTGGTACACTCCGACGCAAAGACCGTTTCCCAGCTGCAAAAAGCGTCCGTTCCTGTTCTGGTGGATTTAAAGAAGCGTGCTGCGTGGCATTATGAGCAGGTTTCTTCCGTTGGCTTCGGTCCAGACGTTTCATACTACGGTCAAGCCTTGATTGACGTACAAAATCAGATTGTTGCTTTATCTGAATTTGTCATGCTGCAAGGTGATAACCCTAAACAGGATTTAGAAAACTATTCTTCTTTTGTAAGTCAGAAAATAACAGCCTTTACAGACGACATTCTGAAAGACTAATAAAACAAAATGCCCCGGTCGTGCTGGGAACACTTCCGGGGCGTGCAAAGATATGTCATACCAGATACAACAATACCGTCTGCAATTTTGATTATATCACCAGCAGGCGGGAAATGAAAGGAAATGCAGGTGATACAATAGTGAAAAAGATTGATTTAAGCCCGGAACTTGTCCGGGTTGCTTTATATATAAGGGTTTCCGGGGAAGAACAGAAAATAAAAGGTCTGTCACTGGAAGCCCAGCAAGAACGACTGGAAGCATACGCAAGGGAACGTGGCTGGGTCATTGTTGGAATTTACATTGACGCTGCCAAGACCGCCAGAAAGAACATTCATAAAAGAACCGACTTTCAACGCATGATGGACAGTGTGAAGCGTGATGAAGTGGATATTCTGCTTTTCTGCCGCCTTGACCGCTGGTTTCGTTCCGTGGCAGATTATTATAAAATCATGGAAGTTCTGGAAGCGCACAACTGCGACTGGAAAACCACTGATGAAGAATATGACACCACAACCGCAAACGGGCGTCTGTATATTAACGTGAAGCTGTCCATTGCCCAGAATGAAGCGGACATTGACGGGGAACGAATAGACGTTGTATTTGACAGTAAGATTGCCCACGGCACCGTTGTTTCCGGCTCTGCCCCCTTTGGCTTCCGTGTTAATGAGGGAAAGCGGCTGGAAGTTGTGCCAGAAGACGCAGCCATTGTGCAAGACGCTTTCAACTACTTTGAAACTTCGATTTCCCAGCGTGCTACTGTCCGCTATATCCGGGAAACCTACGGCGTGAACTGGTGTGACGCCACTTTCCGGCGTATGCTGAAAGAAAAGCTGTATACTGGGGTGTATGACCGGGGCGGCAGGTTCAATGACCATTTCTGCCCGGCAATCATCAGCAAGCAGCAGTTTGACCGTGTGCAAGCGCTTCTGGAACGCAACGCACGTTCTGTTCCGTCTGGCAAGGTATATATTTTCACTTCCATTCTGACTTGCGCTGAATGTGGGCATAAACTGGTCGGGTACAAGTCAAGTGATTATTATTATTACCGCTGCAACCAGCATTTCCAGCGTGGGCGCTGCTCTCATAATCATTCAGCCCGTGAAGACGTCGTGGAAAAGTGGCTGTTTGAACATCTGGCAGAGGAACTGGAACGCTGCCAGCTGGAATGGGAAGTTGCCGCAGCCAAAAAGAAAGCGTCCATTGCCCGCACTGATAAAGCAGCACTGAAACGGAAGCTGACCAAGTTAAAAGAATTATATGTGAATGACTTAATAGACATTGAGGACTACAAAAGGGACTATCAAATATATACTGCTGCACTTAAACAGATACCGGAACCCAGCATTGAACCGCCGCCAGACTTCGCAGCCGTCCGCAGGCTCCTTGATAATGATTTCAAAACAATTTATGAGAATTTGACCCGTGAAGAAAAACGCACGCTTTGGCGTTCTGTCATTAAAGAAATTAGAATTGATAATGACCAGAATATCACGGGTGTTGTTTTTGGGTAGTGTTGTACTAATGTGACACTACCCGTCGGTTCATCAGCTAAAATCAGTTTCGGTTCATTGATTAAGGCTCTAGCA